CTGGAGCGACCTCGGTGCTGTTCGTTACCAAGAAGAAAGCAATGTCGAGCATCGAGAAGGATTATGAGTCGCGCAAGTTCACCTTTGAGCTTGACCTCCTGAATTACGAGGCACTGCACAAGCTCACACCGGATGACATTGCAGGGTATGACCTTGTCATCTGCGATGAGGCGCATTGCCTTGGGGCGTTCCCAAAGCCCTCACTGCGCACCCAGCAGCTCAAGCAGATAGTCGGCACGAAGCTGCTTGTACTGCTCTCCGGCACACCGACACCGGAGTCGCACAGCCAGATGTACATGCAGATGTACATATCAGAGCACTCACCTTGGAAGCAGTACCGGAACTTCTACGCATGGGCGAAGGACTATGTGACCCTGAAGAAGAAGTATGTGTACAACCGGGAGCTAAATGACTACTCGCATGCTGACCGGGGGCGCATTGATTCGGACATGAAGCATCTGATGATCTCATTCACCCAAGAAGAGGCTGGGTTCGTGCAGAGCATCGAGGAGGTGCGCATGGAGGTGAAGATGAAGGATGCCACTTATGACGCAATACGGCGGCTTTTACGGGACAATCTGCTCAAGACAAGTCAAGGTATGGTAATCGCTGATACTGCCGCTAAATTGCAACAGAAGGCGCACCAGATGTATTCTGGCACGGTCATCATAGATGAAGCCGATGACCTGACCGAAGGAGAGATGAAATCCATGGTCTTCGACACCACAAAAGCAGAGTTCATCCGTGACAACTTCAAAGGGCAGAAGATCGCCATCTTTTACAAGTTCAAGGCCGAGGAGCACATGCTCTACCTTGTTTTCGGTCAGCGGATCACGAAGGACTCTGACGAGTTCAACGAGTCAGGAGCCGACCGCGTGTACATCTCGCAGATACAAAGCGGTCGGGAAGGGGTGAACTTGTCATCGGCTGACTGCATCGTCATGATGAACATCGACTTCAGTGCAGTCAGTTACTTCCAGGCACGGGCGAGACTCCAGAGCAAAGACCGTGAACGGCCGGCGATGGTGTACTGGATCATGGCGCAAGGTGGCATTGAGCAGAAGATCTATGAGCGTGTTCAAGACAAGAAGGACTACACCTTGTTCCACTTCAAGCGAGATTTTCTATCTTGATTTCAGTATTTGTGAAATAATGATGATAATTTCACGTTTAGTGAAATAAACCACAAAAATGAAAAAGACAATCTTTATTCTCATGCTGTCCTTCAGCCTATCCACCAACGCGCAGGCCGGCGGGATATGGGACGGCATCAAGGAAGCGGCCAAGGGGGTTGGCTGGATGTTTTACATGGAGGCGTGCAAGCTTACCTGGGCACTGTTCTCCGAGGAGGGCCTGAACATCGGAAACCTGAAGTATTATTGCACTCACCCGCAGCACGACATCCTGCACAAACCCAACCGCAAATGAAGAACAAGAACTGGCAGCTCGTCTGCGACTTATTCTGGTATCTGATCAAACACATGTAAGATGAAAAAGCACACACTAACACTTGCACTTTTGGCAACACTTACGCTCTCATCCTGCTCATTGTTCCGTCACATCGAAGGGCCGGGGCATGGGAAGCCGGAGAACTGGCATGATGTGCACCGAGGGGATCAGCGATTCATCGCGATCCTGACCGGATTCATGACCGCTTTTGTAATAGGATTTTTCGCCACGCAGACACCGTGGATTAAAAGATAATGACCCGGATGGTTTGTGGCAGCGGGGTTAGTTCAAGTGCCGCAATGACGGCCAAGGCAGAAGGCACCACTGGGTGCAAATGTGGGTTCGAGTCCCTCACCTCGCTCTTTTTGTATAGGGGTTTTTGTTTTGGATTAGGATTAAGGACGGCCTGCATGTCTATGCTGGGCCTCTTCATAGTCAGGTAGCTCAATGGCAGAGCCTCGGATTGTAACCGGGAGACGCAGGATCGGAACCTGTCCTGACTACTTAAACACATACAAAATGTTACAAGCACTCAAACGCACCATGAACACAATCGAGGAGAAGGTCAACGGGATGGTCACACCTGACCCACTTATGCGTCAGGAGGGAGGCGAGCACTACAAGGGCATGAAGATTCAGCCCGTGGAGTTCGTGCACGCCAATGGCATCCCGTACCTGGAAGGATGCGCCATAAAATACCTTTGCAGGCACAAGGCCAAGGGTGGCGTGGTTGATCTGCTCAAGGCGAAGCACTACATTGATCTGATCATATCTCTTGAATACAAAAACCAGCAGCCATGAACCGAGCACACAACGCCATCAAGAAGTTCATTGACGAACTGCCGCCAGAGTTCGAAGCCATCCGCCACAAGGCAGAGAAGCTACTCGATGCACATCGTGATGATGTGATCGCGGCGTACGTTCATGCCGGCGATGGGTACTTGGACAAAGATGCTTTGATCGAATCAGCAGAAGCCTATTATGAGAAGCGTCACACAACCATCTGAAGCCACCATTCAGCGTCAGGTCATGAAGGCCCTGGAGAAGGAAGGATGGACATGTGTTAAGCTAATTCAGACTAACCTTAACGGCATGCCTGATCTTCTATGTATGCGTCACGGCATGACGATGTTTGTCGAGGTCAAGAGCGAGACCGGCAAGGCATCTGCGATGCAACTGCACCGCATCCAGCAGCTCAAGATGAATGGCTTCGGTGCGTATGTAGTTTCAAGCGTGAAACAACTTTATTTGAACGGACTAATCAGAGAACTATGACACTAACAAAGAACTTCGACCTACACGAATTTTCTTGCAATGATGGCACACAAGTGCCTCCGATGTATCTTGATAATGTCGAGAAACTTGCCGAGAACTTGCAAATCTTGCGCGATCACATAAAGCAGCCGATCAGCATCAATTCAGCGTACCGGCATCGTGCGTATAACACGCGGATCGGTGGGAAGCCGAATAGCCAACACCTGACGGCCAGTGCGGCAGATATAACTGTCAAGTCGATGTCACCGAGGAAACTGAAGGGAGTGATCGAGAAACTCATTGCGCAAAAAAAATTGTATTTCGGAGGGATCGGTCTTTACCCTGGCTTCGTTCATGTGGACATAAGGGACACACCCGCGCGGTGGTAGTACCTTTGAGCAACCACATTAAGAATGAACAAAGGAGATATAGCGAGGCAGGCGCGGGAAAAGTATGGATGGGAGATGCCCACATTGAAGCTTGCGAGGATAATTTATGCCGAAAACAAGCTGATCTACACAAATTTGGAGGATGCACGCAAGGTGCTCCGTGGCATTGAAGGGAAAGCAGGCAAGGGAGACAGCGGGAGATATCGCAGGACTGCTCCTGCAGAGATACAACAGACCCACCGGCCACGCAATCCGTACAACTTACCAGAGAGTTCAGAAACAAATTACGAGCCGTACAAGGTGCCCGGCAAGCGGGTGCTGGTCTTATCTGACATACACCTTCCGTACCATTCATTAAGCGCACTGGAGGCCACGTTCGACTTTACGAAGCGTGAAGATATCGACACGATCGTGCTGAATGGTGATACGCTTGACTTCCACGGGTTGAGTCGATTTGTCAAAGACCCGAAAGCCCGAAGCGTGGCGCATGAGCTGGCATCGTTCAAGGACTTCATGATGGCACTCCGGGCATTGTTCCCCAAAGCCTTCATTATTTACAAAATGGGCAACCATTGCGAGAGGTATGACCACTTCTTGATTCAGAAGGCACATGAGATCATCGGGGTCGATGAGTTCGACTTCCGCAATATCATCAAGGCAAGAGCTGACGGCATTGAGGTCGTAGGTGACAAGCGCATCTTGAAGCTCGGTGCGCTAAACCTTGTGCATGGGCATGAGTTCGGTGGGTCGATATTCTCACCGGTCAACATTGCGCGTGGCTTGTTCCTCCGGGGAAAAGTGTCTGCAATGCAAGGACACAACCACCAGACCAGCGAGCACACAGAATCGAATATGAACGGAGAGATTACCACCACCTATTCGGTCGGGTGCCTTTGCGAGCTTCACCCGGCGTATCTTCCGATCAACAAGTGGAACCACGGCTTTGCCATTGTCGATGTCGATGGGGAAGCGTTCCATGTGCGTAATTACCGGATCCATAAAGGGGAGGTCTTATGATGGGCATAGAACTGAAAGATGCGGATGAAACGACCGAAGACGGTGCATATCTGCTCGACATTATCGAGAATCAACTCTCGGTGGTCGTGACCATCAGCGAGATGGATGGTGTACTTTATGATGAACTGACCGATGACCGCATCAAGACAATGGCCGGAGCGTTCAGGCTGATCAGAGAGGCACAGCGGAAACTTTTGGAGGACGTGAAGAAAATGGGGAAGGGGTAGTATATTTGTGGGAACCAAGCGTAGGGATACCGCTTGATGAAACTATTTAATGGCCCTAAATGGCCGGGAGCGTCTTTGACGCTGTATCCCCCCGGTCGTTTAGGGCTTAATTATTTTGTATGAATAAGTATGATTTATTCTTAAAGACCGGTCATGTGATGACATTTGAGGCACCTTTGAACGCTAACAATTTTAAGTACCCAATGATGGTATCCAGCGCTGAAAATAGTGCTTCTGCAGAGCTTGATTTTCACAAAATTCGTATTTTTTGCGACTCCTATTACAAATACTACAAATTCCCAAGATTGTGGTCTATTGAAGTAAATGGCTCAAATATAAAAGTTCAGACTCAAAAAGAGCCATGTAAAGAAACATGCATATACATCATGGATATCTGGCAGGGTGCTATGGGATTTATTGACGGCGAATGTGTAATTATTAAGTCAAAAAGTTTCAAATGAACATCTACGAATACATACAAGAAGGTGAAATCATTGATAAGGCTTGCTTTCTCGCAGCGCAGGAACTTATTACAAATGGCATTCAGGTCATCCCACTCAAGCCGGACAAAAGCCCGACAAAGGAGATACCAAATGTGCATAAACTGATACAAAACCCAATCAATTCACACAATGTCAGCTACTTTTTTGAACGTGATGATGTGCATATCGGCATCATGCTTCGGCGCAACATGGAGGTGATAGACATAGATGAAAAGGTGCAGCCCGGCATTACACGCAAGGTGTTGAACACCTTGGAACTTGCCGATCCTGACCTTTACGCAAAGCTTGTCATATCTCGTACACCATCCAAAGGGGCGCACATTTATTATTATGGAGAAACAGTAGGCGGGGATGGCGCACTGGCTAAATGCCACAGCGGGAAAGGAACGGCGGCAAAAATAGAGCGGCTTGATGAGTCAAATAAAAGATATGTAAAGACTGCGCCATCGCCAGGCTACTTCTTCCAGCAAGGCAATCCGATGACGATGCCCACGCTGACAAGTGATGAGCGAAATTTTATCATCGCCATCTGCCGATCGTTCAATGAAGTGGAGATTGATCCTGCACCCAAGTTTGACAAGCAGCGTGATGATGCTCCTTACAAGGTCTTCAATGAGCAACATGACTGGCGGTATATCCGTGATGAGATCGTGGAACGTGGCTGGAAGGTCGTGCGTGAGCATGATGACCGTCTTGTAATTAAGTCACCAAGCACATCGCAGGCGCATTCAGGAAGCATCTGGAAGGATACGGCAGAAAAGTACACGCTGAAGAACTGTCTCTACCTATTCACACATAATTCAGAGTTTGAGCAAGGCAAGCCATACGGGCCGTTCGACATTTACAAGACCTACTATCATGACGGAAATTTCATGCGTGCTCAGGCTAAACTTGCGGAGGACGGATACGGGCGCAATATTGTCAACGAGGGTCAGTTTTGGGTCAAGGTAGGCAACAAGATTCAGGTCAAGTACACTGAACTGAACTGGTATTTTAAGGAGCTTGGATACCGGACATACAACGGTCAGATGGTTCAGGTGATCAACAATGTGGTCAGCATCAGAGAGCCCAAGGATATCGTCAGGCAATTTCTCAATGAATTAGAGGCTGAAGTGCGTGACTATTTTCATGAGCGGGTCGGCACTATCTTCTCCGAGAACGGTGGCTTCATGGCCATGATGGATGAACTTGACGATAATTTCATTCAGGACACAGCTGATTGCACATGGCTTTTCTTCCGCAATCGGGCAGTGAAGGTATGGGCTGATCGGATTGAGTACGTGCTATACAAGGAGATGCAAGGTTATATCTGGGAGGATAGCATCATTGACCGGGATTACCAACACGCAGAGCACAAAGATTGCGATTCGGCCAAGTTCATCAGCATCCTCGGCGGGGAAAATGTTCAGAAGCTTGAGGCGATCTTGGGATACGCGATGAATAGACACAAGGATGATCTGATTACCAAGGCAGTAATCTTGATGGAGGACATTGACCCGGAGGATGAGGGGGAGAGCCAGGGCCGGTCAGGCAAGGGACTTGTGTTCAAGATGATTGAGAAATTTCGCAAGGCATGCCGGATGGATGGCAAGTCATTCAACTTTCACGACTCATTCCTTTGGCAGAACATTGAGTTCGACACTGACATCATTTTCATTGATGATGTGGAAAAAAGTTTCCATTTTACGAAACTTTACAGCGTAATTACCGAGTCTCTTCAGGTCAACAAGAAGAACCAAAAGCAAGTCATCATCCCATACGAGAAGTCACCCAAGATATTTATTACATCCAACTTCGCAGTAGGAAATTCTGACGAGTCAACCATTGATCGCAAGTTTGAGTTTCCGGTCGTTAAGCACTTCAATGCACGGCATAAACCGATTGACGAGTTCGGTCGTGCGTTCTTTAGCGGCTGGGACGAGCAGGAATGGGCCAAATTTGACAATTACATGATCTATTGTGCCAAGACATGGCTGGCATCAGATAGGCGAAATTTGAGCCATTTAACGGCCAATAGCGCGAATCGTACTTTGATAAAGGAAACGCACCCCGATTTTGTCAATTACATGGATGATCAGCTTGCGATGAACTTCTTTGATTTCGCTCCGGACTGCCTCAAGACGGCACGGGTCACCACCAATGAGGGCAAACTTGTGACCAATGCGGTCAACCTGGCGCAGTTCTATGTCAATGAAAAAAATACCGATTATTACCTAACGATGAAGAAGGAGGACATGATTGAAAAGCTCAAAAGCATTCCAAAATTGACCACCACCAAGCTGACGCAATGGCTTAAAATTTGGTGCCGTGAGCGTGATGTCAAGGCAGATTTGTCATACAAAAAGAGCTACACAACGAGCAGATTTTACCGAGTTATATCATGGACACCAGTGGGAATTGACCCTCAAGAGAGTGGGAATGATGTCGGTAATGGGAATAATGTACCATTCTAAATTCCTGCTTTCAAATGGTTTCCCACTGAATAAACTACTTTTCCTACACCTTTACCCATCTGCAAAGCATTGAAAAATAATACTTTACCCAATTTCCCACTCTTTTCTTATTAATAAGTAAAAAAGAAAAAATAAATATAAAAAAGAAGAAAAAAAGAGTATATAGAGAGGATAATAAGAAAACAAAATTGAAAAAACGGGAAACTGATAAAAACACACCACATGGAAAAAAACAATCTTGTCGTGCTTGACGTGACCAAAGACGGGGTCAAGGCACATGGCCCGGTCAACGAGCTTCAGGCCGTGACGGTCATCACCAGGCTGATGGAGGATCAGCCGATGCGCATCGCCCATGAAGTGCCGCGCGTCTGGGTGGCCAATCTTGAGACCGGTGAAATCAAAAAGCCAATTCTAAAAGTCACACTATGAGCGAACTTGCGAACACACACCGAAACCGGCAACTTGTCGTGGATGCCATCTGCCATGTCTACGAGATCACAGAAGAGCAGCTATGCAGCCGGCGCAGACTGCGGGAGATTACATCAGCCCGGCAGATGTACTACAAGGTGGCGAGGGAGCACCTTGGCATGACCTACACAAGTATTGGGTCATCTCTGCGCAATGAACACCGGCCCTATGACCACACCACCGTCATGCACAGCGTGGCGCTTGTGAACGGTCTTATCAGCGTTAAGGATGCCGACATCATCCACCAGTACGAGCAAGTGATGAGTTACATCCGGCAGCGTGCCAGCGTGGTCTCGACCATCATGGTGAAGGTGGGTGCCGACCAACTGCACAAGCTTTTGTCCTTCCTTCAGCGAGAAGAGATCACGTTCACGATCTTGGAAAGCGTAATTTTGCAACAGACGAAAAACGAAACAAATGGCACTGAACAAGCAGGAGATGATTGACAAGGCTCTTGCGATTATCCCGCAAGAGGAATGCGTCACACTGGAAGAGGTGTGGCTGTTTCTTGGCATCACACGCACCACGGCATTCAACTACGAGCTTAACAAGGTTGACGAGATAAAAGAGGCTGTCCAGAATGAGAAGATCAAGGTCAAGAAGAAACTGCGCCGCAGATGGCGCGACTCCGACAACGCCACACTGCAAATCGCAGAGTTCAAGCTCTGCTCTGATGACGAGGAATTGGCTCGGCTGAACACGCAGAAGGTGAATGCTGACATCGCAGTTACCGGCAAGGGCAGGGTCATCATGGAACTCCCGGAAGATGACGGTGCAACCTCCTGACATAAGGGTCAAGCTGACCCGGCCTGCTGCCATCACGGTGAAGGCATTGGCAGGCGAGAAGCGGTACATCTGCCATGAGGGTGGGTCGAGGTCGGGCAAGACCTTCGGCATCATCCAGGCACTGATCTTTTGGGCCACGAACAACGACCGCAGGAAGGTGAGCGTGGTGAGCCATAGCCTGCCACACTTGAAGCGTGGTGCCATGCGGGACTTCTTCGACATCCTTGAGTCATGGGGCTGGTACGATGAGGAGCAGCACAACAAGACCGATGCGATCTACACGTTTGAGAACGGCACATACATCGAGTTTTTCGGGTTAGAGGATCATGACCGTGCCAAAGGCCCTGGGCGTGACATCCTCTTCTGCAACGAGGCCAACCTTCTCTCAAAGGCTCTCTTCGATCAACTCGACATGCGTACACGGTTCAAGGTCATCACCGACCTGAACCCATCCGACTTTGACATCTGGTGTTATCACCTTGCCGACTCCGATGAGGCCATCAAGGTGCACAGTACATACCGTGACAACACCCATCTCCCGGAACCACAGCGCAGGGTCATCGAGGGATACAAACACGCTGACCCGATGATGTGGAAGGTCTTTGGCTTGGGGGAGAGGGGCGCGAGTCAAGAGCAGATCTACACGCACTGGAAGCTTGTGGACAATGTGCCACAAGGTGAAGTCTTCTACGGCCTTGACTTCGGCTTCCGCAACCCGACCGCAATGGTGCGGGTTACGCTGGCTGATGATGCGCTGTATGTTCACGAAGTCTACTACGAAAGCGGCATCACTACCGGGGAACTGACCAACATCATCCCGGACAAGGTTCCTGACCCGTACAGCGAGATATACTGCGATGCTGCTGAACCCAAGACCATCGAGGAACTTTACCGGCAGGGACTGAATGTCAAGCCTGCCGACAAGGATGTCTACGCCGGCATCATGAAGGTGAAGTCGTTACCTTTGTTCGTGACATCGAGCAGCGTCAACCTTATCCATGAGCTGAAGAAGTACAAGTGGAAAACGGACATGAATGGAAAGGTCATCGACAAGGAACCGGTGAAGATGGATGACCACTTGGTTGACGCTATGAGATACGCAGTATTTACCAAGCTAAAGCAACCACGTTTGACGTGGGGAGTGATATGAGCATAATCGACAGAATCTTCAGGAAGAAGGGATTGAACCCGGCCGCAATGCAATACGCGTTCATGCCCATGAACCAAGGGCAAATCCTTCAGCAATTCGATGCGCAGAAGTACACTGACGCTTACCAAGACAATGCCGATGTTTATGCGATTGTGAGCTTCCTTGCTCGCAAGGCGGCCTCAATCCCTTGGTATGTGTACGAGAAGAAAACCGGCACAAAGGCACGGGTAAGCCTTGAGCGATACAAGCACCTGACGAAAGGCCTCGGCAATCCGGGTGCGCTTGATCGCGCCATCCAAGAGCGCAAGGCTGCGTA